CTTGGAGAGAAAGATAGTAGAGCTGAGTATCAAATCTTGCGAGGTCTTAAATATATTTCTAAGCGATACGGAACACCTTGCAAGGCGCACAGGTTCTTCCTCACGCACAGATATTACTGATAGTATCTAACTCTTAGGTCGGCTCTCTCCGATCTATCTAAAGATAGCCCTACCAACCCTTCCTGGTGGGGCTATCTACTTTTTTCTAATCCAATACTGGTCGTTAATAACTAGTGTGTCCAGCTCAGCCTTGTGTCGCTCAGTAAATAAAAGTATGCCAGGGCGAGGTGTCTTAGATGGTGGAAGATTACGACCCCAAGTGTAATCATCAAAAGCCATAACACCGCCGGACTTTAGTAGAGGCCAGCTAAGTTCAGCATCCATCAGCACACTAACTGCTGTGTGGTCTGCATCAACATAGATAAAATCATATGCACCTATAAAGTTATCTCGTTGTCTAATTAGATACTCAACAGTATCACTGACCACAGACACAACAGATAGCTTCTCAATCTTCTTCTTGTACTCTATCTCAACTGCGCTGAAGTCCATCTCGGCGTGGTCTATCTCATCACTTCCCCGCCAAGTATCAACATCAATTAGTATTGAACTCTTATCAGTTAGTATGTTGTTGCATAACCATACGCTGGCGTCCCCTGTGTATACACCAAGTTGTAAGAACCTTAGGTTAGGTTTACCTGCATACGCTGATAGGTAGGTAGTAAAATTATTCTGTGCGGTTTGTGCAAACCAATTTGGATAGTTCATTTGTCTGTAGTATAAAAGCCACTACCTTTAAAAGCAATAGAGGGTGGAGAATAGATACGCCTGAGTGTAGCACCACAGGTTGAACACCTATAGTTTTCTTCAGGCGCATTAACAGATCTTTCAATACTGATAGTCTCATCACCACCAGGACATTCATATTCGTATATCAAAACAGTATCCCATCTTCTAGCTTTAAGAACCCCACTAGTTTAGTACGACTAGTCTTGTTAGCAAACTCAGTGGTAATAGGTAGCCACTTATCCTCCCACTTAGGCTGAGGTATAGCAGATAGATTAAAGCCCCATATACCCTCAGGTGTGGCGTTGATATACCAAGGAGTGAGTGATCTAATACCTGCTGCCATAATTAAACCCTGATACTTACTCTCTTCAATAAGTAGATCAGGGTAGTGGGTCTTGCGGGATTTTAATTCTATAAACATCTTATGTTCTAGTGATATGCAATCCCAATTGTCAAACTCTTCCGACTTCTCTAAGTCTGAGTAGTAAAACTCCTTGAGATAGTCTAAAAGTTCCGGTTCTTTTAACTCTATGCCCAAGGAGTCTCACCACCAAGTTTGTTTTGCAGCTTACGCAAAGCTGCGGTAGACCTGCGATCAGCAGTGGATGTAGCACACTCTAAGTACTGGCCTATCTGTTGTAATGTAAAGTTATCGTGGTATCTCATCTGCAATATAGTCTTATCCTCTTGCCCTAACTTCAGATAACACTTCTTAATATCTATTAGGATAGCCAGCAGGTTGCCACCCTCAGCAGGAGTTGACTGCTTACGAGGTGTGCCATCGTTGATCATCTCTTGTGCTTGTTCAAGGACTGTGCCATTAACAATGGAAGCAATAACAAATGGAATTAGTTGGGCAATAATTGTTGTATCGTAGAAGGCTTCATCACTTGTCTTGTACCCAGCCTTGCGAGCCTTCTCTTTACGAGCATATCTTTCTGCAACTCTACGCATTTGATAGGCAATACGTCTTTCATTCTGTTCACGCTTATCAGGATTAGGTTCATTAAGTAGATCAGTAAACTGTTGACCACGACCAATAGCCCACAGATAACACTCTTGCCTTACATCTTCAGTGTCAACCCATCCTTTAAACTTACGAACAATAACGTAAGTAACTGAAGGTACTAACTCATAAAGAGTTGGGTGTAATTCAGGTGTCATTTCTTTACATACAATTCTTCAATCGTAAGTATCCAAGCCTCAAGTTTTTTATCAAGATAATCTAACTTGCGCTCTATCTTGCGAAACTTAGAACGTTTGGTGAATAGATCTTTAATCTTCCAGTAAATTATTCGCAGTCTAATGTTTGCACCTCAGGCCAGTTGCCATCTAATACCATCATTGCAATAGCTGAATAGTTAAGTAGATCCATAAAAGAATCTCGTAATGATTCATTACTTGGCTTAACATTAGAGTCTACTAAATTATTTATACGAGCTATCTTGTCCCACATACGCACTCTTAGCCCATTGATAGGACCACCGGGTGATCTTGCTATATTTAATGGACCGTAATCGTGGTGCTTACTGATAAGTAGATTACCTGCTGCATCCATAACAGCCCACATACTGGCGATGAACTCATCATCTACTCTCTTACCTTCGGTGGTGCTATCTCTATTGTTCCTTTGACGTAATCTATCTTGATTATAGAGATCCCTGAGGTCGCCAACCATTCTGCTAGTACCATCAGATCTGAGTTCTTCATACATTAGGTACTCCAATTGTCCGTTTTGTCTCTTCTATACCCTTTGCTAAGTATAAGTCATTGAGGTCTAGTCCAGCAGGTAGCGACACGATTGAAGAGTTCATTACCTCCTGAGCTACTCTCCTTGAGAACTCAGCCCCAGGATTAGTGCCATCATCTTTAATATCATTATCACCAATAATATAAATCTTGCCATAGCCAGTAAACATCTTAGTAAAGTGTGGCTTCCAAGCAGCAACACCAGGAACTCCAACTGCTGGTATACCTAGTACCGCAGAACAAATGATCGTATCTAACTCACCCTCACAGACTGCTATGTACTCACTAGATACAATGATGTCGCTAACATTATAGAGATGACCCTTCTGACCAAGTGGTGCTCCATACTTAGGCTTGCCATCATCTAATCTTCTAAACTTAAATCCAACACAGTGTCCAAGCACAGTTATATAAGGTATGGATAGCCAGCCCTGATAGTTCTCGTGGGTTGCAAAAGGTTGCTTTATATAACCTAATAGGAACTTATCAGCTATCTCTTTAGAGATCCCACGACCTGCGAGAAACGCTACCGCTTCTTCGCTTAGATCCTTGTTGTACTGAACCGCCGCTTCCAGTGACGATTTCAATTGCACGGGCGAGAGCATCTTTAAACTCCATATTCTCTTTGATACTAATAATGTTTACTGCATTGCCACCCTTACCGCAGGTATGACAAAAGTATAGATTCTCCTGCGTATTTATTACTGCACTTCTTCTACTGTCGCTATGCAATACACACCTTACAGAGCAAGCCCTACCTTCTCTTACCTCACCGCCATAGTGGGCAACTATTATTCCAATGGGTATTGTGTTCGCATCGGTTCTGCCATTGCGAAGGCTAGGCTTCCTACTCCTGGACCAGTCTGATGCTGACATCCACAATCCTCCTTACATTTCTTGTGCATAGTAACAGCACGCTTGAACTGACCATTCTTATTCAGCTCACCGCCTGACCTACATAGATCGCAGATCATTCCTCCTCCTTTACCTCTTCCTCTACTACCACCTCTTGTACTGGTTGTAGTATTTCTGTTGTAGTTATTACGCCTTCTGGTGTTGGTGTCATTTTTGTTACCGTTATCTTTCCCCATCTCTTGTGAGATGGCATATAGGTTTTCTTACCTGCTCTTATTGGTCTTCGTTTCCAAGTTCCAATGCCGTCAAACAGATTAAGATTTGATTTTCTCATCTGTAATTCCTTTAGCGTATTCAATACCAGCTTTAAAGCCAGCATCATAACCCTCATCAAATGATGAGTTCTTTGCCTTCTCTACACCAGCACTTTGCAATCGCTTGCGGTTCTCTGGTAGTCCTATTTTAGTTCCAGTAAAAGTTTTATTATACTTAGTAATCAAATCATAAATGTCCATAGCTATATCATAATCATCTTTATCTTTTTTCATAATAGATACTACTTCACTAGCTAAGCCTGCGTTCATTAACATTAATTCTCCCATACTACTGTAAAACTTTCTTCAAATTTCTTTTGATTTAATGAACCATTTTCATTCCAATAACTATTAATACCGTGCTCCTTTGCTAAGTAACAATCTTTACTGCAATAAAGAACTTTAGTTTCTTTACTTGTATACCATTCACTATTGGCTCTTGTGTAATGGCAATTACTACAAGTAAGCATTTGAGCATATAGTTTCATTATTGTTTCTCCTCCAACCATTGTGTTAGGTCTTGGATTACCCAAGTCTTTTCTATTCCTGCGTTTCTTCTTTTGTATAGTACATAAGATAAAGGCTTATTAATGCCACGATGCTTAGCGTAATTAACAGCTTCTGTTTGCGCTTCATCCCAAAACTCCTTCAAGTTTAACTTCTTAGTATTCTTTAATTCAAAGATGTAGGTTTGACCGGCAACTATAACTACTAGATCTCCCTCATCCTCTGCTCCTGATAAGCGCAAGCGTTCAGCTACTGCGCCCATCTTCCTAAACCATTTCATTACATCAACTTCAAACTGAGAACCCTTTTGTTTATTGTACTTGGCTGTCACTTAGTAGGGCATCCCTTCTATACATACGACCATACTCATCTGCATCACTGATCTGACACACAGAGTAGTTTACAAATAAAGTAGCAAAGTCTGAGCCATCTGCTGTATGTGGTCCAAACCTATTCTTAACTGGTGCAACCTTTAAAGTTTTGTCTAAAGGATCAAAGCCAAGGGTAAGTATTAGTGCTGGTAGTTGTGAGACCTTACCGTGAATAGCCCTGCGGTGAGGTGGGAAGTTAGTCTTGCCATACTCAGTTTGTTCGCTGACGTGGTGTAAAACCATCACACAGGCTTCGGTCTTACGAGCCATATCGTGGAACTCCACCATAATAGCTCGCAGTCCTGCCCACTCATTATCAGTTTCAGCAGCCACATTCATCAAGTTATCAATCACAATCAACTCTGGTGGAATACCAAAGAGTTCAACATAAGCCTTGATCTCTAGCTCAATATCATCTAGTGATGGTGATGAGTCAAAGACAAACTGTATGTTGGACATATTATCTAGGTGCTTATCGTAGTAATGACGGTTACTATTTAAGTTTCCTTCCACCAGTAGTTGACTGTGTCCTGATAGGTGAGAGGCTGCTCTCATCATCACTGTTGCTATGTCGGTATCAGCCGAGAAAAATAAAGTTGGAACCTTTGCTTTAACTGCATAGATAAGAGCAAACATACTCTTGCCAGCATTAGGCGCAGCAGCAACCATACATACCTGACCTCTACGAAACTTGATCTGCTTTACAGCAAGATCTTTCCATACATCAGGTAGTGGTGTTGCATTGGTAGTACTACCACGCCACGCTCTATCTATGTTTAGCAACGTAATCCTCTCTAGGAAGAGTTATCCCTCTTAGCTGTCTAATTCTTTTTCTTTTTGCCGCAGTTATGCCGCCCCAAGTACCGAAGCGTTCCTTGTTGATTCCCCATTCTGCACACTCTGCAAGGTGGGGACATATCTTGCAGACGTTTATAGCCTGTTGAGTGTGGACTCTATCTCCATCCTCTACTTCAGGAAAGAAAAATTCCACACCCACTTCGGCGCAAGCTGGGTTCTCATAGTTCCAGGGAACCCGCATTGCCTATCTAATCCAGACGGTTTCGCATTTGTCTACAGCACCTTTAGGTGCAGCACACATCCAACCTTTCCAAGGACCTTTCTGTCCTACGCCTGAGCGAAATGCCATTGAGCCGTGCTTACAATCAGGTGCAGTTGCATCTGTTGCAGATACAGCAGTAGCGCCTAGTGCTTTCTTAGCATAGGCAATTGCTCCACCACTTGGTTGTGTAGTTGTACCAAGTGCGGTGCCAGTTGATGTTACTAATGTTGCTACATCAGCAATTGAAGTTAGAGATGCCTCTAATTCAGCCTGACTTGTTGCATAAATATTTACTAGAGTTCCATCACTTAGTTTGTAGTTGATCTGGAACTTCGTGCTTTCCGGTGCAGCCATTTACTTACCTCCAGTATGTTTGACAGATAACCTTGTTGATTCCTGTCCTTGTTTCTTTGGTACGAAACCGAGAAGTTTCTCAACCTCTTCGGTATCTACTGATTCTCTACCACTAACAGTGCTCCAAGTAATGGATACACCACTATTGGTAGAACCAGTAAATCCTTCTAACGCAGCTTTTAATGACTCGCGTTCAGTAGTCAGTTCTTTAATCTTTGCATCTAATTGTAAGTACTTCAAGGCAGATGTGTCCACTTCAGGATTATCTATAAAGACTTCATCTTCCTTGATACGTTCTTTTTTTAGACCAGTACATCCCATCTCGCCCGACTCATCAAAGTACTTGCAATAGAATTTGCAGTAACTTTGATCGCGCTCTGGCCCTGGTGCATCTGCGCTCTCTTTAATAGCAGATAACCAATTCAAAGCATCTTCTGCTAACTTCGGATCATAAGGTTCTGAATGAACCTTGACATCTCTTTCATCACCATCTCTTGCTATGGCTACTAGATTAACAGTTCTGGGTGACCCCTTTCCAGACTTGTCAAGCAAGTAGCCATATACCTGAACTTGCCAACGCTGTTGTAGCGATGGGAAGTAAGATAGATTCTTGACCTTAACGGTTTTCCAATCTATCACATCTCCTGTTTCTGGTATATAT